TCACGGACAAAATGGTTTATCAATGGGATTTGTCTAAAGGGTATGAAGAAAGAACGCCTTTTGCTCATGGATTCCCCAAACTACCGGTTCTCTATGCTTATCGTCCTGAACCTTATTGCAAGAAGATTAAGACCTTCCGGGTCCGCTTGGAGAAACTACTATCCAACTATGCCGATTGCATTGACTATCATTTCTTCCCACTGCTGAAGCTAATTGGAGATGTAGAGGGCTTCATGGGTAAGGTTAAGGATAGAATGGTCAAACTTATAGGAGAAGGTGCTGATGCCCAATATCTGACGTGGAACCAGGCAAATGACACCGTGAAATTTGAGGTAGAAACCCTCTTTGAGAAAGCATATTCTATGACGAATACACCGCAAATCAGTTTTGAAAAGTTGAGCGGTGCTGGAAATGCCTTGTCGGGAGTGGCTTTCGATTACGTGTTCCTTTCGACACATTTGCAAGTTCAAAATCATGCCGAGGTGATAGGTGAGTTCTTGCAAAGACGTGTAAACTTCATTGTGTCTGCTTTAGGCTCTATAAATCCATCTGAATTTAACAAAGTATCTGAAACGATAGATATTAGTACAGAAGTTGTTCCGTATCGCCTTGACAATTTGGAAGATAAAGTCAATGTAGCTGTAAAAGCTGTGTCGGGTGGTGTATGGTCACAACGACATGGGGTAATGTTCGCTGGAAATATTGACCGCATCGAAGAAGAAATCGCAGAGATAAAAGAAGAACAAGAAGAAAAAAGAAAAGCTGAAATACAAAAACAAGCCATAAAGAAAGGGGAGTGAAATCACTCCTCTTTGTATCTCCATTGATAGCCCTTGTGCTTCTTTATTTTTCCACTACAACACATTGAAATGCCCGAAAAATGAGCGTCTGTCGCGCGTGCTGCTTCATTAAGACTATCAAATGAATTTATAATTTTGCCGTCTTTCAATTGTATAACAGCTCGTGAATTATGGTGGTTTTTACCAGTTTTTTGCTTTCTACCAAGAACTCTATATGCGTGTAGAAGGTTCTCACCATCAGTAACCCATTCAAGATTGGCAACGCAATTATTGGTTTTATCACCGTCTATGTGATTTACTTGTGGTAGGTTTTGCGGATTAGGTATAAAAGCATTTGCAACCAAGCGGTGAACTTTAAATATGTTCTTTCTGCACCATACGTTCAAATACCCCTTTTTACTTTTGACAGGTATTAAAATGCGTCCATCTTTAACCCAATACCCTTTGCCATTCCAGCATTTCTTTGGTAAGGATTTTACCCTGCCTAAATTTGATACTTGATAATCGCCTTCGTACCCTTCAATGTCTTTCCAAATTTCGTCCATAATTATTTCATTTTAAAGTAAATAATAAAGGCAGCCTTTAAAGTCGTGCGAGCTGCCTTTGGATAATCGTGTTATCTCATCATTGAATCTACTCTGCCTGTCACGGTAATACCGATAATATACCCTATATCACAAGTACATTCATTCAGTTTAGTGACTGCTTCATCTAAGCAATCCCATTGCCCGGCATCCCTTAGTTCTTTTTCATCCATCGTGCCAGAAACAATATTACGAGCTTGATTTATTAGGCACATCGTTTTCAATAATTCAGAGTGAACAGCATTGTTCTTTATCTCTTCGATGTTGATTTCTGCTTTCATGGTTATGCGATTTTTATAAGGTTACACTTCTTGAAGCAACGCCAATCACCGACCTCTGTATCAAAATAGGTCTGTAAGTTATCATTTGGCTTTCTGCCTGTACCTTTTGTTTCAGGTACTCTGCTTTCTAAGAGAGTGCCAAAGGCTTGACGTAACGACCCGTCTGTCTTTTTGAAGTAGAACTCTACTATCTTCACTTTTAAAGCTGCTTTCAGCTTCAAATTAACCCATGCGCATTTTAACGCTTCACTCATTGAATAACCGTTCTTGCGAACAAAAGACCATGCCATTTGCATTACCTCTTTCATCTGACTTCTAAACTTTGTACTCATACTACTTATATTATAAATTATACTTTTAGTTATCATTTTGATATTGCAAAGTAAACTATAAGTATTCAATAAACAAAATGAATATAGTTAATAAATGACAAAAAGAATACTTTTAGTTATCTTATTTAGCTAATATGAAAACTTTGAGTAATTTTGCCGTAAATAATAGGAGTAAACTAAATATATACATATATGAGATTTAGAATTTTAGAACTATGTAAAGAGGCTGGAATCAACCAAACAGAACTGGCTGATAAAATAGGCTTATCACGTGTTGGTCTATCAAAAGCCATTAATGGAAACCCTACTATTAGCACATTGGAAAAGATCGCCGATGCTTTGGGAGTGCCGGTTACTGAACTATTTGAAAAGTCAAACACTGGAGATATAGTAGGCTTTGTTAAAGTAGGCGATACCGTACATGAGGTGAAGTCTGCGGAGGATGTGAAGGATTTAGCTGGAAAATTATAATCTCTAATTATTAACCTTTATGAGTGATAAAGAAAGTATTGCTACAAAAATAATAGAAGCTGGTGGTAGTTTATCTGTAAAGAGTGCTTTAAATCCTATGCTATGGTTGTGCGTAATGATTGACGTACCTTGTTTTATTCTTATTGGGATATTAAATCCCCCACCTACATGGTTGATAGTATTAACATTAGCTCCTGTATGTGTTGCTTTATTTGGTTTCTTATTTTTACTATTTGTTGATCGTGATAAACTTCAATCGGAGGAATATCAGTTAAAGAAACGTTCTATGGAAATGTTTCAACAGAAAGGTGATTCAGAACCTACGTTGATTACAAGCGAATCAATGCTTGAATTGGAAGCTCCTGATGAATTAAGTGAGAATAAGTTAATAACAGATAAAAATAATTCTGCAAGATGAGGAAAGCATATTTATTAGTATACTCTGATAAAAATATCACAAGGGAACAAATAACTAAGTTTATGAACGAAAGTGATGTAATAATAACATGGAGGTATGATATGCCCAATAGTTATTATTTTATATCAGAAGAAAGTGCGAAAGATGTATCTATGGCTTTGAGAGAATCCTTATTTGAATTTCGACATATTATAGTTGAAATTGAAGACAATTATTGGGGATGGCTACCTAATGATACTTGGTATTTGATTAAAAATAAACGACTGAAAAAAAAGTGATGACTTAAATGACAAGGTTACTACCGCTGTTTCTGCCGTCAGTGGTGGAGTATGGTCCAGGCGTGAGGGGATTATGTTTGCTGGAAATGCTGATAGAATTGATGAAGAGTTGAAAGAAATCGAGGAAGAACAGAGTTTGAAAAATGAAAAGGTGATTCCTGCTACAAAAGAATGACTTTTGGTTAATTGTGAATAGATAGCGGAGCTTTTCAGTCCCGCTTTTTTATTGTGCATAATTCGATATTATAAAATATTTATGCTATAATAGTTTTATAATTCAAAATTATTTAGTACTTTTGTATCAAATGAACAACGTATGAGAATAGTATCACATAAAAAGCTGAAAGATTTCTATGAAACCAAAGGTTATGAAGATTCACGCATAGCCTTAGAGCGTTGGTATGATATAACAGAAAAAGCCGAATGGAAAAATTTGTCTGATATAAAGGTTGATTTTCTTTCTGCTGACTATGTAGGCAACCAACACTACGTTTTCAATATCAGAGGCAACAACTATCGGTTGGTTGTCGTTGTTAAGTTTACAATTGGGTACGTCTTCATTCGCTGGGTTGGTACTCATAAAGATTATGATAAAATAGATTGTTCAACCATTTAAGATATAGGATATGAATAAAGTAACGAAAGAACAATATGAATTTGCACTGGCGAGAATAGAGGAACTTTTGCCATTGGTTGATGACAACACCCCTGCAAACGATAAGAATGCAGTGGAGCTCACTGTTATGTCCGATATAGTGATTGCTTACGAGAAGGAGCATTATCCGATAGAAAAGCCGACCGTTGCGAAATTGATAGAATTATCTCTTGAAGAAAAGGGGATGACGCAGAAACAACTTGCCGGTGAGATCGGAATAAGCCCTTCACGTGTTAATGACTATCTTTCTGGACGTTCGGAGCCAACATTGAAGATAGCAAGACTTCTTTGTCGGGTGTTGAATATTCCTCCAGCTGCAATGCTTGGATTTTAAACAGAAAAATATAATACTAAGTATAAATTTCATTTTGATACTATGAGTGAAATAAAGATTGGTAATGATGATTTTATCCTTTATATAAGGAAGAATCAGAGGGCAGATGGGTTGATGTCTAAAACAAAGAATGATAGACTTGGTCGGATGATATGGGAATTTATTAGAGATAATAAATTCGGAAAGAAAGTTTCAGAGGATAGTGTTTCTTGCATTTGGAATCCTATAGGATGCAATGATGATGGCTTTGGACTTCCTAAAAATGCAACCCAGTTTTATATTGATACTTCAAAACTGGAAGTTATTTATGATGAATTGTATCTAATGTCTCAAAGATAAGTTTTTATAAATTCAAAATGTAGCCGTGTTCCTTTATTAGTTCACGGCTTTTTTTATTCTATTTCTTCACAATCTCTTCTTGGTGAATTCTACACCATCTAATTATTTCCCTTCCACTTACTTACTTCCTACTTTTATACCGTATTCACGACAATGGTTCTATTGTCGTGAATAGGAAGCTTAAATATTTACTAATCATCTGTATTGGTGGTATTTTTACTTCTGCAAATTGAAGCTCAAATTTTAATTCATACAGTATGACAATTTTAGAACAAATCTTAGCGGGCCTCCAAACCAAGTTTACTGGGGTGGATGCTGCTATTCTCACCCGAATTGCCACTAAAAAGGCAGAGGGTGTAACGGACGAGACAAAGGTAAACTCTATTGTTGAGGGTATTAGCTTTTCGGACGTGTTAAATTCTTATGGTGATTTTCGTGCAGGGGATGCTACCCGTACTTCTGTTCAGAACTACGAGAAGAAGCATAACCTTAAAGACGGTAAGCCAATCGAGAATCCCAATCCTAACCCAAATCCGAAGCCGGAAGACAAGAAAGATGATGTACCTGCATGGGCACAAGCTTTGATTGATTCAAATAAGAATCTTTCGACTGAACTTTCCGCTTTAAAGCAAGAAAAATTACAGGCTACCCGGCAGGAGCAGATTATGGCAAAGGCAAAGGAGTATGGTATTCCCGAAAACTACGCCAAGAGGTGTGCCATCAAGGACGATGAGGACTTGGATGTTTATTTCAAGGACTTGAAACAGGAGTTCGCAAATGACGGCTTCAAAGGCGTAACCCCTCCCGAATCAGCAGAAACGAAGATTGAGAAAGAAAACGAATCTATCGCAGGTATGATTTCGGAAGGAACAAAAGAAATTGTTGAATCTAAAAAGTAAAATTTATGGCAGCAGGTACTAAGTATAACTTAACCCCGGAATACAAGCCGGAAGAGTTTTACCGTGTTGAAACAGGTGTCAGAAAGAGCGGTCCTTGGAAGTTGGATATTACCAACCTCGTAGTAGGTTCTACTCTTCCTGTATTCACCCCGGTACAAGCGGACTTGAAGAAACGGACACTCGTTCCCGTCCGTAATGTGAGAGTTATTGAAGCATACGCCACCGGAGAAACCGCTTTGTCTATCAAGATAGCAAAGGATTCTCTGGCTTATGTGGGCATGTTTATCGGAAGCGGAAAGAAAGGTGCGGAAGTAGCATCTATTGACAAGTCCAATAAAGCCTACGATGTATTAACCATCAAAGCGGCTTTCGGAGAAAATATCGCTAAGGATGCGGTTCTTTTTGAGGCTACCGCAGTGGGTGGTACAGTGAAGAAGAACACTGCTAACTTCGTTCTTTACGATGCGAAGAAAGTTGAAAGTGACGGAGCTGTTCTCTGTACTCTCCTGATGCAGGCTTATGAGGTAAAGGAAAATAAGCTGATTCTTCCTGTTCATGAACTGGATAAGGTCGGATTGACTTCCCGTTTTCAGTTTGAGTATTAATAATAAAAAAGTAGAGTTATGAATTTGACTATACAGACTTTATTCACAGACCCTAATATCGTCCAAGCGATTATTGACCGTGTTCTCCAATTGAGATTGGATACAATCTATTGGAAGCAATACGGTGATTTCTTGGAAACCAAGCAGCGTGTTTTCAAAACTTATTTGGGAACAGTTACAGGCGTTGTTGCTGGTTCCATTCTTGGCAAGAATGACCAGAAGCCCATTCGTGAAAGACGCTCACTCGGAAGCGGTTATACTGAAATCGCCTATTTGGGCGACCGTTATCAGATGGATATTGAACGTCTGTCACAATTGCAAGACATCATCGACAAGTTCAATGCCGCCAATACTGCCGACCAGCGTACAATCTTGCAAGAAATCATTGATTTTATCGTTGATGATTACCGCCAAATCCTGCTTGCTCCGCACAAGCGTATGGATATTATCGTTCCCGAATTGTTGATGACTGGTAAGGCGCAGGTTCATTTGGCCGATAATAAGGAAAACATCGAATTGTTGGACATCGAGTTACCGTTCCACTTCCTTACTCCTGATGCTTCAGCAAAGAATGTATTTATCTCTTACTTGCAGCAGGAGATTCAGAAATTGAAAGCCAAATACGGTGTGTTCTCCAAGATGATTATGTCTCGTGGTACGTTTATGAAGAACATTGTAGGTGCTTCCGAGTTCGGGGATAAGTTCAAGATGATTCTTGGTGAGCGTGAGTTTATGGTTAATGCCGGATTGGTTACAGACCAAATGGCATCCAGCGTATTTACAGGTATCGGTCTTCCGGCAATTGAAATCAAGGAAGATTATGTAGAAAATCAGGCAGGCGAGAACGTACAGATTTATCCAGATGACCGTATCACTCTGTTGCGTACCGATAAGGTGATGAAGATGCGCCACCATAAGCCGTATGTAATGACTGATCCCGTTCCGGGACGTTCTTACAATACTTCTGAAGGCCAGATGTCTGTATGTAACTATCGTGACGAAGAAGGTAGATACATGGAATACACCGCTGAATGGATTCCTGAGTTTACCGCTCCGAACAAGATTGTGAATTTCGATTTATCAACCATGAACGCTGTCCCGGAGGGATAAGGAGGATTCTATGAAGATTAAAGTGATTGATATTTTCCGCGACAAGTTTACTGGCGAAGTGTACAATCTGGGTACAATCCTCGATTTTGAAGACGAAACCCGCGTGAAAGACCTTTCGGAACGCAAACTTGCCGAAGTTATTGAAGAGAAGAAAGCCTCTAAGGGGATTTTTCTCTTCGAACAGGAGTTTGAAAAGAAAGACGTTGTAGAAGCATTGAAGTCTATCGGTGTCTCTGTAACTGCAAATATGAGAGAGGGAACACTTCTTTCTAAAGCAGGAGAACTGGACGAAGAAAAGACTTCCGCTTTGAAAGAAGCATTAGGTATCGAGTGATGACGGTAAACGGCTACATACAACAGAAGTTCCAGACCTTCGGCATTCAATTGTCGGAAGCTGACCTTTTGGATATGTGTCTGAACTCGAAGATAAGCGGAGAGGATGAGATGAACGAGGATTGCTACGGTCTTGTGTCGGTGGCAATTGCGAAGTTCATCCCCTCTCTATTGTTACGTGCCACTTCAATCAGTGAGAGTGGTTTTTCTATGTCTTGGAATCTTGAAGGGATAAAGGACTACTATTCACTTCTGTGTAAGCAGTACGGATTAAAAGATGAACTGAGTAGCAAACCTAAAGTGACTTTCTTATGATATTTGTTCCACACATATTGCAGGTTAAGGTAATCATTCCGATGGATAAGGATGAGTTTGGCAGACCCATTCCCGGAACTGGTGGTGAGAGCTGGCAGGATATATGCAAGTGCCGTTGTGATGACAACACTACGAAAGAGTTTTCTTCTGACAATGGCTCTGTATATCGTCCTAATTTCCATGTAGTGTGCGAGAAGAGAATCACGATTAAGGCGGGTAGTGAAGTTCGCTGTATGGATGGTGAGAACGTGCGAGGTCAAGGCGAGGTTTACGCGGTGAAGAATACAAACTACTTTAACTACTCGGAATTATGGATGTAAAAGTTGATTTTGATTTTTCAGATTTCGAGCCATTTATAGAGGAAGGTGAAACCGAATTTCTTGAAGTTGTAGATAAAGTTGGTTATGAAGCTGATGAATACGATAAAGAACATGGAAG